TGGATAACCAAGAGTCCGAGTTCATTGAACATGGGCCGTGCTCCGCGTGTGGCTCTTCTGATGGACTCGGACACTACACAGACGGGCACACGTACTGCTTCGTATGCCAAGCGCGAACGATGGGGGATGGTGCCGTAGTCGAGACCGTGAAACCAATCCCGAAGGACTTCATCCTAGGGACTTTTCGGGAACTCACCAAGCGAGGGATCAATGAGAAGACTTGTAGAAAGTTTGGTTACATGGTTGGTTCCTATCATGGGCAACCCGTCCAGATCGCCCCATACTATGACGCGACGGGAGCCCTTTGCGGTCAGAAGCTCAGGACGCAAGACAAGGATTTCCTTTGGACTGGTGAACCTAAGTCGTCAGTGCTATTCGGGCAGCAACTCTGGCGTGACAAGGGGAAGATGGTGGTTATTACTGAAGGGGAAATTGACGCTCTGTCCATTTCTCAGCTTCAGGACAACCGTTGGCCGGTGGTTAGTCTACGAAACGGTGCAGGTGGCGCGAAGAAGGACATTGCAAAGTCCATTGAGTGGCTTGAAGGATTCGAGTCTGTTGTCCTGGCGTTCGACATGGATGATCCAGGTCGAGCGGCAATGGCCGATTGCGCTCCTCTCCTCACTCCTGGAAAGTGCAAAGTCTGGAACATCCCCCTCAAGGACGCAAATGAGATGCTCGTGTCCGACAGAGGAAGGGAGTTGTTGGACGCTATCTGGGGGGCCAAAGTCTATCGGCCCGACGGCATCGTTGAAGGCACCGCAACCTGGGATCTCCTAGTCCAAGAGAGTGTCGGTTCCACACTCGACTATCCGTGGCCGGCGCTCAATGAGAAACTTCTTGGTCTCCGACAGCACGAAATAGTCACCATCTGTGCCGGCAGCGGTATGGGAAAGTCCCAACTATGTCGAGAAATCGGAGTCCATGCCATCAAGCAAGGGCACACTATTGGATACATTGCCCTTGAAGAGTCCGTCCAACGAAGCATCCGAGGACTGGTTAGTATCGCCGTTGACGCCCCCCTACACTTACCCTTGGTGCGCCAGCAGTACACCGGAGGGGATGTAGAGAAGACGAACGCGCTGAAGGCAGCGTGGGATATGATCTCGAAGAAGGCGTACTTCTACGACCACTGGGGAAGTCTCGATGGCGAGAACCTGTTTCAGCGGATCCGGTATCTCGTCCATGCGTGCGGGTGCCAGTGGATCGTACTCGACCACTTGAGCATCATGGTCTCAGGGGACGAGGAAGGTGACGAGCGGAGGAAGATCGACAACCTCATGACGAAGCTCCGCTCCCTGGTAGAGCAGCTTCCCTTTGGGTTGATCTTGGTCTCCCACCTGAAGCGACCAGACGGCCGACCCCTTGAAGAGGGCGGGCAGACCCACCTGGGACTGCTACGTGGTAGTGCGAGCATCGGCCAGTTGTCCGATATTGTGATCGGACAAGAGCGCAACCAGCAGGACGAGGAGCGCGGCCACATCACGCTGCTGAGGATCCTGAAGAACCGCTTCAGCGGTAACACCGGAGAGGCGGGCGAGTTGGTTTACAATCGAACCACAGGGAGAATGTTCCCCCTGGGAGAGGAGCCTAGTAATGTCGGAAGCGATACATCGGACTACTGACATGGAGAGCCAGCCGCGCCTCATGGCACTGTTGGTGCTCGGCCTGCTCTACAAGCTGGCGGGTCAACAGACGGTGACAATCGAGGAGTTGAATCGGTATGACAAAGAGTACGTCGGTATCAGGATCAACCTGAATCAGGAAACAAAGCAGATCACTCTAACACTTCATCCGAGGGAGGCAGCATGATATTCTACATACTCACAGCCGTACTGTTCTTGGTCAAGATTCTCGGCTACTCAGATATCTCCTGGTGGCTGGTCGCAGCACCCGCGTTGTTTGCGATAGGTCTGTTGGTGGTGTTTGGTGGGCTCGCTGCGTGGCTCATTACGTGGTCAAATAAATAAGGAGACGTACTATGGCAGGTCTGATCTTCGACATTGAAACCAACGGATTACTCCCGACCGTCACCAAGGTACATTGCTTGGTGGTCAAGGAGTTGGGTCCGGATGGGAGGAAGTGGTCAGTAGGGGGGCATACTGATGAGGGGATCCGCAACCTCCTGCCACACTTGGAGGAGGCCCCCCTCCTCATTGGCCACAACATCATCGAGTACGACATTCCGGTGCTCAAAAAGGTGTACCCTGGCTTCAACCCAAAGGGGAATAGCTTCGACACTTTACTTGACAGTCAGTGGATGTACACTGATCTGAGGGATCTGGACTTCAACCTGCGCCGTAAGAACCCCGACTTCCCCACCAAGCTCATTGGCCGGCACAGCCTCGAAGCGTGGGGCGTGCGCCTCGGCCACCTGAAGGGTGACTTTGGGAAGACGGCAGACTGGGAGCAGTGGTCGCAAGCGATGCAGGACTACTGCGAGCGTGACGTGACGGTGACAGAGCACGTCTACAACATGATCGTGCAGTCGGTGCGGTTCAACCAGCGAGCCCACAACACTGAGATGGAATTCAAACCCTACATACTGGACCAAGAAAAGGAGGGATTTCCACTTGACCAAGAAAGAGCTAAACTTCTATATGCGGAACTTGCCGCAGAGAGAGCGGATCTTGAGAAAACTCTTGCGGGATCATTTGAACCGTGGGAAGTCTCTAAAGCCTTCGTCCCAAAGCGCGACAACAAGACGCGGGGCTACAAAGCCGGTGTCCCTTTCAACAAGACGAAGCTCGTCCACTTTAATCCAAGAAGCCATAGCCATATTGCAGACCGTCTTATCAAGGTCTACGGCTGGCAACCGGAAGAGTTCACCGAAGGTGGCTCTCCCTCAACGGACGTTGAAGTTCTCACATCCCTAGCGAAGAGCATCCCAGTGTGCGTGCCCCTGTCTCGCCATGCTGAGCTTCAGAAGATCATCGGCATGGTATCAGAAGGGAAATCAGCGTACCTCAAGTTGGTGACAAAAGAGGGCCGACTGCATGGGCGGGTCGGCACCTGCTCTACAGTCACGGCTAGGTGTAACCACTACGAGCCTAACCTAGGGAATGTTCCCAGGCGATCGGATCTAGGAGTCAGGGTGCGTGGTCTCTTCACAGCCATCCCTGGCTATAGTCTCGTGGGCTCTGACGCCAAGGGGCTAGAGCTTCGGTGCCTCGCACACTACCTGGCGAAGTTCGATGGAGGAGAGTACGCCAAGCTCGTTGTCGAGGGAGACCCGCACAAGTTCCACCAGGAGCTTACGGGACTTCCCACCAAGGACGTGACGAAGACATTCTTCTACGGCTGGCTCTACGGTGCGGGAGATACCAAGATCGGAAGCATCATCTCGAAGGGGGCCGTGGCCGGCAAGCGGCTACGTCTTCAGTTCCTCAACAGGTTCCCCGCACTCTCTGCACTGAAGTCAGCAGTGGGGAAGAAGGCGAAGGGCGGGTTCATCAACGGCATCGACGGGCGCAGGCTCGTGGTCCGGTCGGACCACGCAGCCCTGAACACGCTCCTCCAATCATGCGGAGCGATCCTGATGAAGGAGTGGTTGCTCCTCATCAACAGAGAGATTCGTCAACGTGGCCTGTACCAGGCGGCAGATGTTCGTCAAGTGGCATTTGTCCACGACGAGATCGTCGCCTTGGTGCGTAATGGAAAGGAAGAGGAATTTGAAAACATCTGTAAAGCATCCATCGAGCGAGCCGGCGAAAACTTCGGGCTTAGAGTCAAACTCGCCTGCGATACCAAGCGCGGTCATAGCTGGCAAGAAACCCACTGACTGTGGTTGGTGTGGGACAGAACTTATTCCAGAAGGCTGCGACAACTGGAATTGGGGATCTAGCCGTGTGAGTAGGCACGATTTTATTTGTCGAGCCTGCGACACGGTGCGACGAAAACGAAACAAAGAAAAAGAAGGGGTATATGGGAGGGGGCCGACGCCAATTAAGGTGGTGGACGCCGTGCTTGAAGAGAGGCGGAATCGGATTCTGGAAAATACAATTAAGAATACGAGAACGCCAAGATTCTACGTAGAGGATGGGAGCGTCTATGTGATTACCAACCCAGCCTTCCCAGGTATGGTGAAGATTGGATGGGCTGCTGATCCTGAAAAGAGGCTTGGTGACTACGTGATGTATGCTCCCACTCCCTTTAAGTTGGAGGGGTACTATCATGCCTCCTCGATTGAAGCCGAGCGGCGGGTTCATGCGTGGATTTCACTGTCTCGTGTGAACGGGGAGTGGTTTCGAATAGCTGTGAACGATGCCCTACTTATCGTTGGTTGGATTTGTGGACAACTCCCATATAACAAGGAGAATAACGATGCCTCACTTTTTGAATCGCAAAGACTTGGGACTCATTTCGCAGGCGATGACTGTCCAGGCTCGCACTGGGAAGCCGTCACTACGATTGACGAACAGATGCGTGATCCTTGGAGGCCCTCACACTACTGAGCCGCTGAACCGCAACCGACGACTCGTGCCCAAGCCGATGAACCAGGATGAAGTCAGCGCCGTGGTCAAGGGCACAGGCTTCACGCCCTACATTGAAACCAAGTTTGTGAGGGGATAATGCCTAGAAACAAAACCCTAGTGCTGCTCGATGCAGACGTGCTCGTCTATCGGTCAGCCTTTGGGGTCGAACAAAACGTGGACTGGGGAGAGGGCCAGCACAGCTGGCACGCACGTATGGAAGACGTGATTCCCGTTGTGAACCTTGAAATACAACGTATCAAGGACACACTCAAGGCCGACAAGATGGTGATGGCGCTCACCTGCTCGGACACGCCGAACTTCCGCAAGGCGATCTATCCGGAGTACAAGATGAACCGCGCTTCCACGCGGAAGCCCCTGCTCTGGAAGCAGACGCGGGAGTATATCATCAAGACGTTCGACACGAGGATCAAAGCAAACCTCGAAGCCGACGATGTACTCGGCATCATGCAGACCATGCCGATGCCAGGATGGAAC